CCCGTCCTTCGCGTCGAGAGCGATGCTCCCATTAACACCCGTGCCGACAGCAGGGGCGCTACCCGAGAACTGGAGGACGATAAGGCCCGCCTTGATAGCGTTATAGATTTGCAGAATGTCGCGTGGACGCATAGGTATCCTAAGCTATGCCCCGCCGCGAAGCGGGGCGTTAGTATTACGAGCCGTAGGCTGCGCCCGAGATGGAAGCGACCGCGAGGTTACGACGCTTCGCCCAGTTAATGAACTGGCCGATACGGATAGCCACGAGGTTATTCTGGAACATGCTCGTAGGCTGTGCCGTGAGTGCTCCACCCGTGCCCGGTGCGCTGTCCATAATGATGCTGGCTTCCGTCGAGATGTCGATCTGCGGGCCTGCGTCTTCCGACAGGAAGATTTCATCCTGGATAAACAGGTAGATAGCCGAGCCGCTCACGTTATTCGACGTGATAACACGCAGACCCATGAGGTAGCCGCCTTCCGTGCCGTTCATAGTCGGGAATGCCAGCGTACCCAGCGGGGTAAGCATCGAAGCGATAGCCAGCGAACGGGCCGGGGACATAACCAGAACCGCAGTCGAGAGGTTATAGTTAGCCGCGATAACCGGAGCAATCAGGGCTTGCACATCCTTACGCAGCGACTCGTAATCCGAGCCGGTAGCTGCGACAGGCGTAACGCCGTTGAGCATACCTGCGGGCGAGATGTTCGGCACTGCTGCCGCGCTGCCGAGGAACGTGGCGTCGATACCCTGTGCCGTAGCGCGCACGAGGTCCGATTGAACCATCGCTTCCACTGCCGGATTGCTGAAGCGGATAATTTCCTGCGAGAGGACCGACAGGGCGTACACCTTGCTCCACGTCAGGAACACAGCGTTAAACGCTGCCGAAGTAACCGGCGCCGGTGCAGCTTCGCCCACCCAGCCTACCGAAGTACCGCCCGTCATACCCGCGATGCGGACGTTAAACGGAACCTTCTTCAGCGACAGGCGACCAAGGACCGTTTGCGGGTACAGGAGTTCGATAAAGTCACCGCCGTACTGCTCCGGGTACACCAAGTTACCGGCCCATGCTGCGACTTGCGTAGAACCTGCCGAGACTGCCGACTTGATAATACCGGTCGTAACCGCGTCGTCCTTGTAGTGGGCTTCCACGAGGTCCTTAGCTACCGACAGATTGCCGTTAGCCTTCGCCAGCACCATAGCGGTACGCGTGAATGCCGAACCCTTCGGGGCGTTCTGCTTGACTTCGAGGGTAGCCGGATTCTGGACCGGGACGCCGCCCTTAGCCACTGCCACGGCCTGCGCTGCAATCGAGCGCTCCACGGTCTCCAGACGGCCCAATTCTGCTGCGCCTGCGTCGAGTTCCGAGCCGAAGTCGTTATATTGCTTAACTTCGTCGTCCGTGAGGCTGCGATCTTCTGCGACCGACTTAGCTACGAGGTCGTTACGCGCTGCTTCAGCTTGTGCGAGGCGTGCGCGGAGTGCTTTGATTTTTTCTGCGATAGACATTAGGTAGTCCTTATTGATAACGGCGAAACGAAAGGTCGATAGCGACCGAACGAGGGGTTTTAACAACGGGTGCGACCGGGGCCGCTTTATCGCCTTGGGTTTCGCCCTGCGGCGCTGCTTCTCCGGGGTTTTCGCCCGGTACTTCGACTGCTACCGCAGTCTCAGACTTTGCTAGGCTCTTAAAAGCCGTGATTACCGCTTCCGGATTGCACGGGATAGCCACGAGGGATAACTCGTGGACGCTCGCCTTGGTAAAGCGAACGCCTTTCCCTTCCCCGAGGAGTTCGTACTCGTCCGGGATGAATCCGATAGAGACGCCCTTGATAAGGCCGCTCTTTACGCTATGCCACGCCTCGTCCGTCCGGTCCTTCACTACGCCCGCTTCGGCTACCTTTGCGATAGTGGCCGTAAAGGGGAGACCCTTATCCGTGGGCGTTCCGAATTGGACACTGCCTACGGGCTGGGAATGATCGTGATTCAGGAGGAGCGGGGCGTCCGCTGCGAAGTAAAGCCCGGTAGGCTCTACGATGTCCTTAACCCGGTCCAGAGCCGGGGTACTGGCGATACCTTCAATCTTCCGCTCGTCCTCGTGGAGAGCCTTGATTGTGATAGCCGAGAATGCTTTAGTTTGCATGGGGCCTTATAGGGCGAAGAATTGGAATTGTTTCTCCGGCTCTAGGTCTCCAGCCGCGAGGACCGTAGCTCCGAAAGCCATTGTTAGGGCTACCAGACCGTCGATACGGCCTGTGGCCTTCTTCTTGTCTAGCTTCCGGTTCCCTGCCGGGTCCTTGGCTACCACGGCGTTAGCCGCGCACATGGTTAGTACGTGGTGCATCCCGTGTGCAAGCTGGCCGTTAAGGAGGACTTCCTCCAGCAGGTCCATAGCAGGGGCGAAGTCCTTATAGCCCTGCCCGTGAGGGACGAGGGGCAGGATTCCGCCTTCCTTCGCGGGCCGCTCCGTATCTATGCCGATGTCGGAAAATTCCTTCTTCAGCAAGTCGATACGCCAGCGGTCGTAAGCGATGGAATGGAGGCGCAGGCCGGAGCAGATTTCCGCTATGTCCTTGGCTACGTACTCGTAGTCCACGGTCTTACCGGGAGTGAGCCGGAGGCTTCCTTCCTTGGCCCAGACATCGTACGGAGCACGGTCTGTCTTGGCCCGGTCCGAGAGGCCAGCCTCCGGGGTCCAGAAGTAGGACGCTACCTGCCACACGCCCTTAACCCTGCCGATAAGCTGGAGCGAGGTAAGGTCGGTACGGGAGGAGAGGTCCAGCCCGCCGAATACCTGCGTATCCTTGTCGAATTCCACCGGAGCGAGGCCGCAGGACTTCCAGACATCCCGAGAGATGAACGGAGAGACCGTGGATACGCGCTGGTTAAGGATTAGGTTCCGGAACGTGTTCTCACTGGTAGGCATCCGGACGGCTTTCTGTGCCTGATTCAGTACGTCCGCCTCAGAGCGGAAGATACCGAGGGCAGGATTAGCCGCACGCCACGCCTCACGGTCCATAAGCTCCGCGTCCTGCTTGGCCGCGTAGAGATGGACTACCGTATGAGGGTCATTCGCTGCGAGAGCATCATCGATCCAGATAGAGAGCAAGTCCGCGTCCGAAGCCGCCTGCGTGCTCACTACCAGAATCATAGGATTCTCGTGCGCGCCCTGGGCCGTGGTGATAGCGTCGATAAAGTCCGACTGCGGCCCCTGAATCTGGCCCGCCTCGTCAATGATTGCGAGGATAGGGGAGAGGCCGTGCGTAGTCTTCGCTTCTGCGGAGAGGGCCTTGTATTCCACATTGAGAGGAAGGCCGTACAGCCGCTTCCCCGAGGGGACGATACGGACGAGGGAGGAAAGCTCCGGGGATAGCTGGACCATCTTCGAGGCCAGCGCGTGGATAATCGCTGCCTGCTCGCGGGACATAGCCCCGGAGACAATCTGGCTATTGAGCTTCGCTTCCGGGCCTACCAAGTGGGCGAGGAGGAGGGCTGCGATTACTGCGCTCTTACCGTTCTTTCGGGCGATACTGAGGTAGCCGTTCTTCGTCCCGTGCGGGTTATCGTAGACATCAAGGATGAACTTGCGTTGGAAGTCTTCGAACTTGAGAGGCAGGCCCACAAGCGCCCCTTCGGGCACACGGCAGTACTTTTCGCAGAATGCAATTACCTTTTCGCCCCGTGTAAGTGGGCGTTTCGTCATACAGCGCGGAGACGCGGGATAAGCCCGTCCTCGTCGTCCTGCACTACGTCTCTAGCGGCCTGCTCCGCACCTAGCTTATTGCCAGCGTCTCGGGAGCGGCCCTGCGTAGCCTCTGCGTGGACGTGGAGGGCACGGCTAAGAGCGACTGCGCGCCGTGAGAGGGTTTCGATAAGGGCATGTTTCGGATTTACTACCGGCGTACCCTTCTGGGACGTGGACACGTCTCCTTCTACCTCTAGGTCTACCTGGAGGCGGACAATATCGGATTGGCAGCGGGCCAGATTGGCAGCTAGCACTAGGTCCGAGTTAGTCCACGTCCCAGCAGCGCGAGCGAGTACGATAGCGTCCCAGAAAGGGAAGTCCGCGTCTCGTAGCGGGGTATGGGCGAGGGGCTGGATAGCTCCGAGGGATGCAGCTTGGGCGGACTTAACGGCAGTCGTAATGCTGTCGCTTCTAACTCGTGCCATTAGGTCTCCTATTGTTTGCTCCAGCGGGTTTTCATCTCCACCGGATGTTTATCCGTTCTCGGGCGGCTGGGGACGCTCCACGAGCCTCCGCCTGCTTCGCCTTCGAGAGTCCAGCCGGAGGCCTTCAGGCTTGTTCCTGGCTCGGACGCGAGGATATAAGTGATAATCTTTCGGTAGCCCATAGCCTTAGCCGCGTGCCACGCAGCAGCGTAGAGCTTGGAGCAGGCGTTTTTAGTTCCGTCCGTGCAGAGGCGGGTAACTTCCGCCGTGTATCCATCGTCATAATGGCGGGACACAGGCCTACCTACGCAGACAATTCCTACAAGCTCTCCGCCGTTTTCCAGTCCGATAGCGAACTTGAGACCCTGCGGGGGCCTGTGGTGCCTGTGCTTCTCTACAATGAATGCGGAGGCCGCTCTGTGGGTAAGCGGGACTAGCCGCATTAGGATTCCTTTCTATATATGGGCTACGCGTGTGCGCATTTACACACGCGGGCGTGAGGACTTACGGATAGCGGCTGTGTATGACGTATGCCCCGCAGCAGCCGTAGCTCATTGGGGCGGTTCTCATAACCGCTATGCGTAAATCGATTTAACGGGCCTACAGGCCGATGGAATGGTTTGGACTACCGAAGACAGCACAAAGCCCCTTGTAGCCCGTTACGGGCGATTCTGGAGCGAATGCGGGATATTCAGGCCGGACAGGGACGTTACTGCCCGTTTATTTGGACTTAGCGTTATTTCAACTG